ATATTACATCACCCGAGCCTTTCAGAAAGTTGAGCCTGAGAACTGCCGTATATGGTGGCGACCATCTCGGGGCGGCTTTTCTGTGAGACAGGCTCACTTTCTAAAAGGTAAAGACGCTATGAATATCGTTCCACTGAATTACAAAGGCGAACCTATCCGCTTCAATACTGATGGCTGGATTAATGCCACTGATATTGCAAAACGTTTCGGGAAGCGTCTGGATCACTGGTTGTCCAACGCTGAAACTCTCGAATACGTTAGAGCTCTGGATGAGGTTTATTCAGGTGAACCATCGAAAATTCTACATACCCGTGATTCCGGGTATGTAAAAACAAGCAAGGCACGAAAGGACAGGGGCGGCGGAACATGGCTGCATCCAAAGTTATCAGTTGCCTTTGCAAGATGGTGCGATCCGAAATTCTCCGTATGGTGCGACCTGCACATTGATAGTCTGCTTCGCGGTGAACTGACTGAGCAGCAGAAATATGAGCAAGCATGTCGCATTCGTGATGACCGGAAATCAAAAGCCAGCAATGGGGCAAGAGAGATGGCTCGCTGGCGATGGGATAAGCCGGTTATTGAAGCAAATGTTGAGTACTGGCGCGAGCAACTGCAGTTGACTCTCGATATCGCGTGCTGATGGCAAACGCAAAACTGCGTTATCGGAAAAATCAAAGCATTACGAGAACTGAGCAACGGCTATCCATTACAAAGCCCATCTGCGGGTGGGATTGATAATGGGGATGAATATCGCAATTTTTATTGTGGTTGACATAATTAGCTGATTTGCAATGATTATTTTGCTGTTGGTATAATTAATCCTCTACTACGAGAGGGATGACTATGCTGACAATAATTTTGTTTGGTGCTGGCTGGAAAGGTGATGTTTGGGCTCTCGAGAGCTACAGTCCCGTTATTAAGGCTCCTGATCGGACATTTAGGCTTCTGAAAAGCTCTGGGGGTGCCCCGATCTTCGAGGATGCTGAGTTTGATGTTTTCGAATATCAGCTTGGTGATGAAATTTATCTGGTTGGCTGTCATGGGAATAAGCCTAGTGACGATGTGATTATGTCACACATCCAGCATGGTGACCCTAAGCCGAAACCATACAAAACACTGTAACCGCCTCCGGGCGGTTTTTTATTGCCATCACAAAAGCCATTCCTTGCAGAATGGCTTTGATAATGGCTTATACCCTACACGGGATAACTTAACTGATATCCCTTTTAACGGATAAACGGAGCCAACAATGGCAGAGATTATTCCCATGACTGAAGAACAGAAATTCCAGTTAGAGATTTACAAGCTGGTCATGAACCAGAACGCAGCTGCGGAGGAAGCATTTCAGTTCATTGGCACTGACGAGCTGAAGCTTGAGCTATTCAAAATTCACTTCCAATCAGGCGGCGCTAATTCGGATATCACGATCCGCACATTGGAAGCGGTGCGTAAATCGAAGGAAGCGTTAGACCTGTTCACTACCAGAGCATGACGCTCAACCTGAAATAACAACTAAGTGAGATGAATATGGCGACTGAACCAAAAGCTGGTCGCCCCTCTGATTATATGCCGGAGGTGGCTGACGATATCTGCTCGTTGCTTTCTTCTGGCGAAAGTTTGCTGAAAGTATGTAAGCGTCCTGGTATGCCGGATAAGTCCACTGTTTTCCGCTGGTTGGCAAAGCATGAGGATTTTCGCGACAAGTACGCGAAGGCAACTGAGGCACGAGCTGATTCTATTTTCGAAGAGATATTCGAAATTGCTGACAATGCGATTCCAGATGCTGCCGAGGTGGCAAAGGCAAGACTTCGCGTTGATACCCGCAAATGGGCGCTGGCCAGAATGAATCCCCGTAAGTATGGCGACAAGGTAACTAATGAGCTTGTCGGCAAAGACGGTGGCGCAATCCAGATTGAAACATCACCGATGAGCACTCTATTCGGAAAATGACCTCGATTAATCCTATCTTTGAACCGTTCATTGAGGCGCATCGCTACAAAGTCGCCAAAGGCGGTCGAGGTAGCGGTAAGTCATGGGCAATTGCTAGGCTGCTTGTTGAAGCGGCGCGTCGGCAGCCTGTGCGTATTCTCTGCGCTCGTGAACTGCAAAACAGTATCAGCGATTCGGTAATCCGGTTGCTTGAAGACACCATAGAGCGGGAAGGGTATTCGGCCGAGTTTGAAATTCAGCGTTCCATGATTCGTCATCTCGGAACGAATGCTGAATTCATGTTCTACGGCATCAAAAACAACCCGACGAAGATTAAATCGCTCGAAGGCATTGATATCTGCTGGGTGGAAGAAGCGGAAGCGGTAACGAAGGAATCGTGGGATATCCTGATACCAACCATCCGTAAGCCGTTCTCTGAAATATGGGTAAGCTTCAACCCGAAAAACATACTCGACGATACCTATCAGCGGTTCGTCGTAAATCCTCCTGATGATATTTGCCTGCTGACGGTGAACTACACCGACAACCCGCACTTTCCTGAAGTTCTCCGTCTGGAGATGGAAGAGTGCAAACGCAGAAATCCGACACTGTATCGTCACATCTGGCTTGGTGAGCCAGTGAGCGCAAGTGATATGGCAGTCATCAAACGTGAATGGCTTGAAGCCGCAACCGATGCGCACAAGAAACTCGGATGGAAAGCGAAAGGCGCTGTTGTCTCTGCGCATGACCCATCAGATACAGGGCCAGATGCTAAAGGTTATGCATCGCGTCACGGTTCGGTTGTTAAGCGCATTGCCGAAGGTCTGCTGATGGACATCAACGAGGGTGCTGACTGGGCTACTTCGCTGGCGATTGAAGACGGCGCTGACCATTACCTGTGGGATGGTGATGGTGTTGGTGCCGGGCTACGCAGACAGACAACGGAAGCGTTCTCCGGCAAGAAAATCACCGCCACGATGTTCAAAGGCAGCGAATCGCCATTCGATGAAGATGTGCCGTATCAGGCCGGAGCATGGGCTGATGAAGTCGTACAGGGTGACAACGTTCGCACTATTGGCGATGTGTTTCGCAATAAGCGAGCGCAATTCTATTACGCGCTGGCTGACAGGCTGTATCTGACATATCGGGCGGTTGTCCACGGTGAGTATGCAGACCCAGACGACATGCTGAGTTTCGACAAAGAAGCGATAGGCGAGAAGATGCTGGAGAAGCTGTTTGCAGAACTGACGCAGATTCAGCGCAAATTCAATAATAACGGGAAGCTGGAGCTTATGACTAAGGTCGAAATGAAGCAGAAGCTCGGTATTCCATCTCCTAACCTGGCTGATGCGCTGATGATGTGTATGCATTGCCCGGCATTGGTCCGCGAAGAAACAGAAATATACGTTCCCTCATCCTCCGGTTGGTAAACATGGCAGAGACATTAGAGAAAAAACATGAGCGGATCATGCTCAGGTTTGACCGCGCCTATTCTCCACAGAAGGAAGTGCGCGAAAAGTGCATTGAAGCTACGAGGTTTGCTCGTGTCCCCGGAGGTCAATGGGAAGGAGCAACGGCGGCTGGAACTAAGCTTGATGAGCAGTTCGAGAAGTATCCTAAGTTTGAAATCAATAAGGTAGCAACTGAACTTAACCGCATCATTGCAGAATACCGCAATAACAGAATCACCGTTAAGTTTCGTCCTGGTGACAGAGAGGCAAGCGAAGAGTTAGCCAATAAATTAAATGGTCTGTTCCGTGCTGACTACGAAGAAACTGATGGCGGTGAGGCTTGCGATAATGCATTTGACGACGCTGCTACTGGTGGTTTCGGTTGCTTCCGTTTGACGTCGATGCTGGTCAATGAATACGACCCCATGGACGATCGTCAGCGTATTGCTATTGAACCAATATACGACCCGTCGCGCTCTGTGTGGTTTGACCCTGACGCTAAGAAGTACGACAAATCTGACGCGTTGTGGGCGTTCTGTATGTATTCGTTGTCACCAGAAAAATATGAGGCTGAATACGGAAAGAAACCTCCTACTTCTCTGGATGTAACGTCTATGACCAGTTGGGAATATAACTGGTTTGGTGCAGATGTTATTTACATAGCGAAGTATTACGAAGTTCGTAAAGAGTCTGTTGACGTCATCAGTTATCGACATCCAATCACTGGAGAGATTGCAACATACGACAGTGATCAGGTTGAAGATATTGAAGATGAACTGGCAATAGCTGGATTTCAGGAAGTGGCAAGGCGCTCAGTGAAGCGCCGTCGTGTGTATGTATCCGTAGTGGATGGTGATGGTTTCCTTGAGAAACCTCGACGTATTCCTGGTGAGCATATCCCCCTCATCCCGGTTTATGGAAAACGCTGGTTCATTGATGACATTGAGCGTGTCGAAGGGCACATTGCAAAAGCAATGGATCCACAGCGTTTGTACAACCTTCAGGTTTCAATGCTGGCTGATACTGCAGCGCAAGACCCCGGTCAGATCCCTATAGTTGGCATGGAGCAAATTCGTGGACTTGAGAAGCACTGGGAGGCTCGCAACAAGAAACGCCCAGCGTTCTTGCCGTTGCGCGAAGTGAGAGATAAATCTGGCAACATTATCGCTGGAGCTACCCCGGCAGGATATACACAGCCTGCGGTTATGAATCAGGCATTGGCTGCATTACTACAGCAAACCAGTGCTGATATTCAGGAGGTTACAGGCGGCAGTCAGGCCATGCAGCAGATGCCAAGTAATATTGCTCAGGAAACGGTTAACAACTTGATGAACAGAGCAGATATGGCTTCGTTTATCTATCTGGACAATATGGCGAAAAGTCTTAAACGCGCTGGTGAAGTATGGCTGTCAATGGCGCGTGAAGTGTACGGTTCAGAACGTGAAGTGCGCATCGTTAACGAAGATGGAAGTGATGATATCGCTGTCCTGAGCGCACAGGTTGTTGACAGGCAAACAGGGGCTGTTGTTGCGTTAAATGACCTTTCTGTCGGTCGATACGATGTGACGGTTGATGTTGGACCAAGCTACACAGCACGACGTGATGCAACGGTTTCTGTACTGACAAATGTCCTTAGCTCTATGCTTCCAACAGACCCAATGCGTCCGGCAATTCAGGGTATTATTCTGGACAATATCGATGGCGAAGGCCTTGATGACTTCAAAGAGTACAACCGAAACCAACTGCTGATATCTGGCATTGCAAAACCACGCAATGAGAAAGAGCAGCAGATTGTTCAACAGGCGCAAATGGCAGCACAAAGCCAGCCAAATCCTGAAATGGTTCTCGCTCAGGCGCAAATGGTAGCAGCGCAGGCAGAAGCGCAAAAAGCAACTAACGAAACTGCTCAAACTCAAATCAAAGCATTTACTGCCCAGCAGGATGCGATGGAGAGTCAGGCAAACACTGTCTATAAACTGGCTCAAGCCAGAAACATCGATGACAAAGCAGTGATGGAGGCAATACGCCTTCTGAAAGATGTCGCCGAGTCACAACAACAGCAATTCCAGTCACCACCACAGTCTCCGGCAGACTTAATGCCGAGTTAACCAGGAGTAATCAATGGAAAACGAACTGATCATCGACGGTCAGGTTATTGACCTGTCTGAAACACAGGAAAATGCAGAAGAAACCATCATCCAAACAGAGTCACAGCCTGAGAATGAAAGCCAGGATGACAACGGAAAAGAGATGGCAACTGATCCTGAAAAAACCGAAGAGACACCAGAAGATTACGCCTTGCGTATTGGTGATGAAGAAATTCAGCTTAACGCTGACGATGATGATCACATTGACGGGCAACCTGCACCGCAATGGGTGAAAGATCTTCGCAAAGGCTTCAAAGAAACACAGAAAGAAAACCGTGAGTTGCGCCGCCAGCTTGAGGAAGCATTAGCCAAGCCTGCGGAACATCAGCAACCACAACCAGACGCTATTCCACCAAAACCGACTCTTGAGTCGTGTGATTATGACGAACAGGCGTTTGAACAGGCATTGACTGATTGGCATGAGAAAAAAGGCCGTGTCGAACAGCAGCAGCAACAAAAACTACGTCAGCAACAGGAATACCAACAGCGTTTCCAGCAAAGGGTAGAAGCGCATAAACAACGGGCAGCCAAACTTCCTGTGAAAGATTATCAGGAAATGGAGGCCATTGTTCTTAGTGAGCTACCACCAATTCAGCAGGAAATCATCATTCACTGTGCAGACGAAGGCTCTGAACTACTCGCCTATGGCTTAGGTAAGAGCCAGCAATTACGCCAGCGTGTAGCCGCTGAGACAGATCCAATTCGCGCAGCATTCCTCTTGGGGCAGATTAGCAAACAGGTAAGCCTTGCTCCAAAACCAAAGAAAGCCATCAAGCCAGAGCCGGAAGTACGTGGTGGCGGTGCTGATGCGAAACAAGACGAATTCAACAAATTATGCCCCGGCGCAAAAATCGAATAAGGAAAAGATAAATGCCTAACAATCTCGACAGTAACGTCAGTCAAATCGTTCTGAAAAAATTCCTTCCTGGTTTTATGTCAGATTTAGTTCTGGCGAAAACCGTAGACCGTCAGTTGCTGGCAGGTGAAATCAACTCCAGCACTGGCGATAGCGTTAGCTTTAAACGTCCGCATCAATTCTCATCCCTCCGTACTCCCACTGGTGATATTTCAGGGCAAAATAAAAACAACCTGATCTCAGGTAAAGCTACGGGGCGTGTAGGTAACTACATCACTGTTGCTGTTGAATATCAGCAACTGGAGGAAGCGATCAAGCTTAACCAACTGGAGGAAATTCTCGCGCCGGTTCGCCAGCGAATCGTTACCGACCTTGAAACAGAGCTTGCTCACTTCATGATGAATAACGGTGCGTTGTCACTTGGTAGCCCCAATACTCCAATCACCAAATGGTCTGATGTTGCGCAGACGGCATCTTTCCTGAAAGACCTCGGCGTTAATGAAGGTGAAAACTATGCTGTAATGGATCCATGGTCTGCACAGCGACTTGCTGATGCGCAGACTGGTTTGCACGCTTCAGATCAATTGGTTCGTACTGCATGGGAGAATGCACAGATCCCAACCAATTTTGGCGGCATTCGCGCACTGATGTCTAATGGGCTTGCCTCTCGTACGCAGGGGGCATTTGGCGGAACACTGACAGTCAAAACACAGCCAACTGTTACCTATAACGCAGTTAAAGACTCATACCAGTTCACTGTAACATTGACCGGAGCGACAGCCAGCGTTACAGGTTTTCTGAAAGCTGGTGATCAGGTTAAATTCACCAATACCTACTGGCTGCAACAGCAGACCAAACAGGCGTTGTATAACGGAGCCACACCAATTAGCTTCACTGCAACGGTTACTGCTGATGCTAATTCAGACAGCAGTGGCGATGTGACGGTTACGCTTTCTGGTGTTCCGATTTATGACACTACAAACCCGCAGTACAACTCTGTAAGTCGTCAGGTAGCGGCAGGCGATGCCGTATCTGTAGTAGGCACTGCTAGCCAGACAATGAAGCCAAACCTGTTCTATAACAAGTTCTTCTGTGGACTTGGCTCTATCCCACTGCCGAAACTGCACAGTATTGATTCTGCTGTTGCAACATATGAAGGTTTCTCCATCCGCGTACATAAATACGCAGATGGCGATGCCAACGTGCAAAAAATGCGCTTTGACTTACTGCCTGCATATGTGTGCTTTAACCCTCACATGGGCGGTCAGTTCTTCGGTAATCCGTAATAACAAGGGGCTTACGCCCCTTTTATGTTTTAAGGAAACAATATGGATCGCATGAGTGTATTCCTTGCCGCAGATAACGAATCCGGGCATGTACAGGCCGTTATCGCAGAAAAAGACTTCCAGTTTTTCGAAAAGTTGGGCTTTGTTGCCTCAGTTGATGAATTGAAACCGACCAGTAAGCGAGGTCGTAAGGCGGCAGACAATGGCAACAGTACTGACAAAGGGTGAGATCGTCCTTTTTGCGCTTCGTAAGTTTGCTATTGCTTCTAATGCATCGCTGACTGATATTGAGCCGCAATCAATTGAAGATGGTGTAAATGATCTGGAAGATATGATGTCCGAGTGGATGATTAACCCCGGCGACATTGGTTACGCTTTCGCAACTGGAGATGAGCAGCCATTACCAGATGATGAGTCAGGTCTTCCAAGAAAATACAAACACGCAGTAGGCTATCAGTTATTGCTGAGAATGCTATCTGATTACAGCCTTGAGCCAACTCCGCAAGTTCTCAGTAACGCCCAACGCTCATATGATGCCTTGATGACCGACACTCTGGTTGTTCCTTCAATGCGACGACGTGGAGATTTTCCTGTAGGGCAGGGTAATAAATATGACGTGTTCACATCTGACCGATATTATCCAGGCGATCTCCCTCTGATTGATGGCGATATCCCAAACGCATAGGTGAATAAATGCCTATTCAGCAACTTCCGCTTATGAAAGGTGTCGGCAAAGACTTTAGAAACGCCGACTATATCGACTATCTGCCAGTGAATATGTTGGCTACACCCAAAGAAATCCTGAACAGCAGCGGATATCTTCGCTCATTCCCGGGCATTGCCAAACGTTCTGATGTGAACGGCGTATCGCGCGGAGTTGAGTACAACATGGCGCAGAGTGCTGTTTATCGCGTGTGTGGCGGCAAGCTGTACAAAGGAGAAAGTGAAGTCGGTGATGTTGCCGGAAGTGGTCGTGTATCAATGGCGCATGGTCGGACATCTCAGGCTGTAGGCGTTAATGGCCAACTGGTCGAGTATCGTTATGATGGCACGGTTAAAACAGTCTCAAACTGGCCTACAGACAGCGGATTCACGCAGTATGAGTTAGGTTCTGTTCGTGACATTACGCGCTTACGCGGGCGTTATGCGTGGTCAAAAGACGGCACTGATTCATGGTTTATCACTGACCTTGAAGACGAATCGCATCCTGACCGCTACAGCGCACAATATCGCGCAGAATCGCAGCCGGACGGTATCCTCGGCATCGGCACATGGCGAGACTTCATCGTCTGCTTTGGTTCATCGACGATTGAATATTTCTCCCTGACTGGTGCAACCACCGTTGGTGCAGCTTTGTATGTCGCACAGCCATCACTGATGGTGCAAAAAGGCATCGCCGGGACTTACTGCAAAACGCCGTTTGCTGATTCCTATGCGTTTATCAGCAATCCGGCAACAGGTGCGCCGTCTGTGTATATCATCGGCTCCGGTCAGGTATCACCAATCGCCAGCGCGAGCATTGAGAAAATCCTCCGCTCCTACACTGCTGATGAACTGGCTGATGGCGTGATGGAGTCTCTGCGATTTGATGCGCATGAGTTGCTGATTATCCATCTTCCGCGCCACGTACTCGTGTACGACGCATCTTCAAGCGCCAATGGTCCGCAATGGTGTGTGCTGAAAACAGGCTTATATGACGATGTGTACCGCGCTATTGACTTCATTTACGAAGGAAATCAGATAACGTGCGGCGATAAGCTGGAATCGGTTACCGGGAAATTGCAGTTCGATATCAGCAGTCAGTATGGGCTTCAACAGGAACACCTGCTGTTTACTCCTCTGTTCAAAGCGGATAACGCCAGAGTTTTCGACCTTGAAGTTGAATCGTCAACTGGAGTTGCGCAGTATGCTGACCGCCTTTTTCTCTCTGCAACCACTGACGGCATCAATTACGGGCGTGAGCAGATGATTGAGCAGAATGAACCGTTCGTTTACGACAAACGCGTTTTGTGGAAGCGTGTCGGGCGAATAAGGAAAAATGTTGGCTTCAAATTGCGCGTTATCACAAAGTCACCTGTCACTCTGTCTGGTTGCTCTATTAGGCTGGAGTAATAATGATTTCACATGAAGAGTTGAAGCGTCATTTATCATATGACCCAGAAACCGGGGTTTTTACCCGAAAAATATCAAATACAGCGAGCGTCACCGTTGGTGATGAAGCGGGAACCATGTGCACTGGTTATTTAAGGATAATGGTCTGTGGTAAGAGATACTTAGCTCATAGGCTTGCTTGGTTTTATATGACAGGAAAACCTGCAAATTGCTTAATAGATCATATTAACGGAGACAGAACGGATAACAGATTTTCAAATTTAAGATTGGCAAATAGATCCCAGAATGGGATGAACAGGAATATTCAAAGAAATAATAAGTCAGGATATCCGGGTGTCTGTTGGCACAAAAATCTCTGCAAGTGGACTGTTTCTTTCAAGAAAAATAAAAAACAGGTTCACGTTGGATGCTTCGATGACCTGGACGAAGCTATCTCAGCATCAATGATGGCAAGAGCAGAAAATTTTGGAGAGTTTGCAAGGCAGAGGATTGAGTAATGGCTGATTCGAATCTCAATGAGCCAGTAATCATCCAGGCTACGCGGCTCGATACATCAGTCCTTCCACGCAATATCTTCTCGCAGTCGTATCTGCTTTACGTTATTGCACAGGGTGCTGATGTTGGTAACGTGGCTAACAAGGCTAACGAAGCAGGGAAGGGGGCTTATGATGCACAGGTGAAGAATGATGAGCAGGATGCCACCCTTGCAGACCATGAATCCAGAATTGCTGCTGCTGAAGCAACTCTCGTCAATCATGAACATAGAATTGCAACAGCGGAAAGCACTCTTGCAGATCATGAAACAAGGATTATGGCTGCCGAAACAGAGCTGGCTGATCACGAGACGCGAATTGCTGCCAATGAATCTGAGTTAGCAAACCATGATGCGCGAATAACTCAGAATACAACCGATATCGACGCACTTGATACCAGGCTCACAGCGGCAGAGGGAAGTATTTCGACGCTACAAAGCACAGTTGGTGATCACTCAACAAGAATATCTGCGCTTGAGTATGCCATCACGCGCAAGAAATCAGAGGTTGTTTACTCAGGAGTATCTGTAACCATCCCGACAGCGCCGACCAACCTTGTTAGCCTGCTGAAAACGCTAACGCCGTCATCCGGCACGTTGGCACCATTCTTCGACACCGTTAACAACAAGATGGTTGTGTTCAACGAGAACAAAACCCTGTTCTTCAAGCTGTCGATTGTCGGGACGTGGCCCAGCGGAACCGCAAACAGGTCAATGCAGCTAACCTTTTCCGGCTCTGTTCCTGACACACTGGTCAGCAGTCGTAATGCGGCGACAACAACCGACAACATCCTGTTAGCTACGTTCTTCAGCGTGGATAAAGACGGCTTTCTTGCCACAAATGGCAGTACGTTAACCATTCAGTCAAATGGGGCGGCGTTTACTGCCACAACCATCAAGATAATCGCGGAGCAGTAATGATTCAGTTCAAACCAACGCGAAACATCGACCTGATCGAAGCAGTCGGAAATC